GGTTGTGCGCACCGCGATGTTTGTTTAGCGACAGCGTTTTAGGGTGGTTAAAAGGTGGGTTAAATGGCCAGGTTAATAACACCATCGCAATACGCAAAGCTGCGGGGCGTGTCGCCGGCGGCCGTTACCAAGGCGATGAAGGCGGAGCGTATCACGACGGTGGAACACAACGGCAAGCGGATGATTGACCCCGAAGTCGCGGACATTCAGTGGGCCAAAAACACCCGCCCACGGGTCGGCGATCTGCAGCATGTCGTCCCTGTCGCCGAGCTGGACCGTCCGTTGTCACCGCCCGAGGCGGAGGTGCACGACATCAAGCGGGCCAGGGCCAAGCGCGAACACCATGAGGCGAACTTGGCCGAAATGCGCGAGCGCAAGGAATCGGGTCAGCTGGTGGAGTTGAGCCGGGTAAAAAAGGCGGCGGTGGATGCCGGCGCCTTGTTGCGCACGGCATTGGAGCAGATCGCGGGCAAGGTCGGGTCGCTGGTGGCCGCCGAATCGGATGCCGCCGAGTGTCGCCGGATCATCAACCGCGAAATGGACGCGGCCCTGGAAGACGCGGCAAGCAACCTGCAGGCACTGGGGCATGTTGGCGAGTAGCGATTACCAGCTGCAGGACGGTTACCGGCTGGTGATCGCCGGCCTGTCCGACGGCCTGCGTCCGCCGCCTCGGCTGTCGGTGTCGCAATGGGCGGACGAGTACCGCCGCCTGCCCAGCAAGGGCGCGGCCGAGCCGGGCAAATGGCGCACCGCCCGGGTGCCGTTTATCCGCGAAATCATGGATTGCCTTTCACTGGACTCGCCGGTGCAGCGCGTGGTGTTCATGAAATCGACCCAGGTGGCGGGTACCGAGGCGGGCAATAACTGGGTGGGGTCGGTGATCGATACCCAACGGGTGCCGATGATGGTGGTGCAGCCCACCATCGACTTGGCCGAACGCTGGAGCAAACAGCGGTTGGCGGCGATGATCGACGACACCCCTGCACTGCGCAGCAAGATTGCGCCGGCCCGATCACGCGACAGCGGCAATACCACGCTGCTCAAGGAATGGCCCGGCGGGGTGCTGATCATATCCGGCGCCAACAGCCCGGCCTCTCTGCGATCCATGCCCGCAAAATATCTGTTTGCCGATGAGGTGGACGCTTACCCGGTGGACCTGGACGGCGAGGGCGACCCGCTGACGTTGGCCGAGGCCCGGACATCAACATTTCAAGACCGCAAAGTTTTCATCTGCTCCACGCCCACCATTGAAAGCCTGTCAGTGATCAACAAGGAATACCAGGCCAGCGATCAGCGCCATTATCAGGTGCCCTGCCCGCACTGCGGCGAATTCCAGCCGTTGGCATGGGACCAACTGTTTTGGCCCGATGGCGAGCCGCAGCAGGCGGCGTATTTGTGCATAGAGTGCGGCGAAACCATACACGAACACGAAAAAACCGCCATGCTGGCCGCTGGGCGCTGGGTGCCAGTCCACCCCGGGCGGCCGGTGGCGGGGTTTCACATCAACGCACTCTACACGCCAATCGGCCTTGGCCTGGCCTGGGGCGAACTGGCGGCCTTGTTTGAGCAGGTAAAGTTGGACCCGGTACGCCTCAAAACCTTCACCAACACAAAACTTGGGCAGTGTGTCGAGGACCCGGAAGAAAAACTGGACTGGGAGGAACTGCAGCAACGCGCCGAGGGCGATCACCCCAAGGGGAAAATTCCGCCCGGCTGTCTGGTGCTTACCGCCGGGGTTGACGTGCAGCCCGACCGCTGGGCGGTGCTGCTGCTCGGCAGTGGCGAGAACGAGCAAAGCTGGGTTATCGATTACCACGAGATCGACGGCGACCCGACCCGCCCGGACGACTGGCAGTGCCTGGACGATTATTTGCAGATGCCACGGGAAAACCACCTCGGCCTGCCGCTCAAGCTGTCGGCGGTGTGCGTCGATTCCGGGTATCTGCAGGACGACGTAATCCACTACACGCGGTTGCGCGAGTCGCGTGGCGTATATGCGGTGAAGGGGTCGAGCCAGCGCGGCAAGCAGATTATCGCCGGCGCCACCAAGGTTGACCACACCTGGCGCGGCACGCTGCAAAAGGCCGGCGCCCGGCAATGGCATGTGGGCGTGGATACCGCCAAGGAACGGATATTCCGGCTCATCCAGGAAGATCGTGGCCGCCTGCCTGACCACCGCCGGCTGCATTTTCCCGCCGGGCTGGATGAGAGTTTTTATACCATGCTGACGGCTGAGGTCTACGACCCCAACAAGCGCCGCTGGGTCAAGATACGCCAGCGCAACGAATCCTTAGACTGCCTGGTTTACGCCACCGCCGCCACCCGCCACGCCCGCTTGCGCCTGCATATGCGCAGCGCGGCCTGGTGGCAACGCCTGCGCGAAGTGCTCGAACCAGAGCATGGCGACCTGTTCAACGCCAAGGCGCCGCAGCCGGCGCCCGCACCCGCACCCAAAAACACCGAAAAAACCGCACCCGAACCCAAAACCACCCCGCCGAGGTTGATCCGATGAGCCAGAGCAGTTTTGACCACCACATGTTTCAAGCCGAATTTCGTCACCGACTGACCAACGGCAACGGCTTGCCTGCCGATCAGGCAGACCATTTCGCGGCCCTGGCCAGTGAGTGCGTGTGTGCCTCCAACGGGGGCGAAAAAAAATACATCCAAGCCCGCTGGGTCAACAAGGCGGCGGTGCGCAGCGCCTACAGCGGCGGGGCCAGCATTCCCGCGTTGACGCGGCGTTTTGGTCTGTCGGCGGCTAAGGTGAGAGATATCATCAGATAACGCCACGGCTAAAGCGCGCGCAGTTTGCGCGTCGCTTTTGAGCTAAATGCAGATATAACCCAACCACTAATCAAAAATTGCCCAATTTTTCTCCCCATTACGTCTAGCCGTTAGCCGCCTAGTGTTTGGTGCATGGACAGCGCCACCGCCCGCACCCGCATCGACGCCATTGACGAAATACTCGCCAGTGGCGTGCAGTCCGTGACCCATAACGGGCGCACCCTCACCTACGACCTGGCCGCGCTGCGGCGCGAACGCGACCGGCTGCAGGCCTACCTCAATCGCGGCAGCGGCGGGCGCAATGTGCGCGTGGGCCGCTACAACACGGCGTACAGCGAATGAGCGCCCGGGTTATTCCGCTCGCCCGCTACGAGGCCGGCCAGTCATCCCCCTACCACCCTAACCCGCCGGCATCGCGTTCGGCCGATTGGGAGTACAGCAGCGCCGGGCGCACCCTGCGCGACTGGGCGCGTCACCTGGCGGACAATTCCTCCGTGGTGTCGGCGGTGCTGTCCAGCCGGGTGAGCAACGCCATCGGCGCTGGCCTTACTTACGAACCGTTGGTGCGCGACCGCAAGGGCAATTTGCTGCCCGAGGTCAACGACGCATTGCGGCGAATCCACCAGCAGTGGTCGCGTTCGCCAGACGTGACCGGCGAGCTGTCGCGCCCCGAGCTTGAGCGCCTGGCCTGGCGCACCTGGGATGTGGACGGCGAGGCGTTCATCCGCCGCGTGGCCCGGCGCCCCGACAATCGCCGCGAGTCGCTGCCCTATCTGCTGCAACTGCTGGAAACCGACTGGGTGCCGCACAATCTCACCCAGGACCGCAACGGCCGAACCATCATTCACGGGGTCGAAAAAGACGATTGGGGCCGCCCGCTGCGCTATTTCATCGACCCGCGCCCGCTGGACCTCTACACCCTGCCGGGCGTTACCCTGGACCCGGCCAAGCTGATCAGCATCGACGCGGCGGACCTGTGGCACCTCAAGCGGGTGCAGCGCCCGGCGCAAACCCGGGGCGTGACCCTGCTGCACGCGGTGATATTCCGCATTAGCGACATCGCCGAATTCCAACAGGCACACCGGCTGGCCGCCCGCGCCTCGGCGGACCTGTTTGCCAGCGTCAACCGCTCGCCCGAGGTGGACCCTGACACCTCCGAGGCCAACAAGCGGACCTGGCAGTTCGAGCACCTGCAGATATTGGACGAGCTGTTGCCCGGTGAGTCGGTCAATTTCCACTCGCCACAGCACCCTAACCAAAACGCGGTGGATTTCGTGCGCGAGGAACTGCGGGCCATCGCCGCCGGCTGCGACGTGGGGTTTAGCCAGATCGCCCAGGTATTCGATTCCAGCTACGCCGCCCAGCGCCTGGAGGTGGTCGATACCTGGCGCAAGGTGGAGCGCGACCGCGCCAAATTCATCAGCGACTTTGCCCGCCCTGCGCTGTACGAGCGGCCCATTGAGGCGGCCTTGATGACCCAGCAACTGCCGGCCCGCGCACTGCGCCGCGCCGACCCGCAAACCCTGCTGGACGTGCGCATCGACGGCCCGACCATGCCAGTGATCGACCCGGTAAAAGACCGGGCTGCTTTTGAACTGGACCAGATCAACGGCTGGGATTCGCGCCCCGGCATCATCCGGCGCATGGGCCGCAACCCGCAGGACGTGGACGCGGAGCGGCGCACCGATAGCGACTCCCCAAGCGACCCACTGGCGCCCGCGCCACGCGAGGACACCCAAGACGATGACGAGCAACAGCCGGTATAAATTTATCGCCAAAGGCCCCGCCCGCGCCGAACTGCTGATCTACGGCGACATCGGCGAGGACCCGTTTGCCGAGGTCAGCAACGACGCCAAAACGGTGGTGGGGCAGATCAACGCCGCCCAGTCGGCGCACCTGGATGTCCGCATCAACAGCTACGGCGGCAGCGTGGCCGACGGGCTGGCGATACAAAACGCCCTCAAGCGCCACCCCGGCGGGGTCACGACCCACATCGACGGCGTGGCGTTTTCCATCGCATCGCTAATCGCCATGGGCGGGCAGCGGGTAAAAATGGCCAGCAACGCCATGCTGATGGTCCACGCCCCGTGGGGCGCCTCGGTGGGCAACGCCCGCGACATGCGCGGCATGGCCGACATGCTCGACGCCACCGCCGAGGCCATGGCCGCCGGCTATCGGCGCGACAACGGCCCGCCCGCGCTCAGCATCGAAGAGTGGCTGACCGACGGCGAGGACCATTATTTCGGCGCCGACCGGGCCTTGGAACTGGGCCTGGTGGACGAGATCACCGACGCCATCGACATTGCCGCCGCCCTGCGCGGCGCGCACCGATTCACCCCGCCGGCCGCGACCGGCAACCCCTCACCCACAACGGAGGACGCCATGTCCGAACACGAAACCACCACGGGCGGCGCCCCTGCATCGTCCGACACCGCCGCCTATCTGGAGCAGCACAAAAAGGCGGTGGCCGCTGGCACCGAAAAGGGCGCCAAGGCCGAAAATGCCCGCATCCGCGACATTCATGCCGCCTTTGATGGCTTCGTCACTGGCGACGACCCCACCGACCCGATGGCCGCGTTGCGCGATCAGTGCCTTGGCGATACCAAGGCTGACCTTGCCGAGGCCAACCGGCGCATCATCGCCGCCTTGCGTGACCGCACCGCCCAGCCCATCGGCAGCCCATCGGCGCAGTCGCCCAGCGGTGGCGCCTACGGCGCATCCCGCCCCACCCGCGAAACCCGCGTGCAGGCCGGGCGCGACGAGTCGGACAAATTCATCGCCGGCGCCACCAAGGCCATCGAGATTCGCGCCGGGCTGGAACGCGACCGCGAAGTGATCGCCGCCGAGCGCAACAGCGAGTTTCTGTCCATGTCGATGGTGGACGTGATGCGGGCCTCACTGCAGATGCGCGGCCTGCCCACCGGCGGCAGTCGTGAAGACGTGATCCGCCGCGCCCTGGCCGCCGGCCCCGGGCAGGGCACCGACCATTTCCCGGCGATCATGGAAAACATCGCCAACAAGTCGGTGATGGACGGTTACCTGAGCGCCGAGGAAACCTGGAACGTCTGGACCCAGCCCGGCACCCTCAACGACTACCGCACCGCCAGCCGCGTCAACAAGTCGCTGTTTGACAAGCTCGACAAGATGGAAGAACACGAGCAGTTCCAACACGGTCGCTTCGCGGATGTAAAGCAGAGCATCACCGGCTACCTGCACGGCAAGGAGTTCTCTCTCACCCTGCAGTCCATCGTCAATGACGACCTGTCGATTCTCACCGACGACGCCCGCGCCTGGGGCGAGGCCGCAAACGCCACCATAGGCGACGCGGTGTTTGTGGTGCTGAGCGCTTCTGGCACTGGCGGCTACGGCCAGAGCATGGATGAGGACAGCACCATCCTGTTTCACGCCGACCACAGCAACTACATCGCCAGCGGCGCCGGCGGCGCACCGGCAGAGGCAACCCTGCAGGCCGGCCGTACCGCCATGATGACCCAGTCCGACCCTAACGGCCGCACCATCGCCAGCCGTCCGCGTTACCTGCTGCACGGGACAACCCTTACCCCTACCGTGGTCAAGCTGCTTGGGTCCACCTTCAATATCACCGGCAACAGCACCACCGAGGGCGAGCTGAATTGGGCTAGCACCATCGGCCTGCAGTCGGTGGAGGAATACCGCATCGACTCCTGGGTGTCCACCGCCTGGCTGTTGGCGGCAGCCCGGCGCACTGTTGAGGTGTCGTTTGTCGGCGGGCAGACCACGCCACGGGTGGATCGCATGGCCACCAGCGCCATTCCTGGTGTGTCCTGGCAGATCAGCATCCCGTTCGGCGTGGCTGCGCTCGACTACCGCACGCTATATCTCAACTACGGCGCGTAAGCCAAACCGCCGGCCGCCTGCGGGCGGCCGGATAACCCAACACAGAGGAAAAAACGATGGCAGATGCATATTACAAATACGGCGAACTGCGCACCGTCGAATACACCGCCAGCGGCGCCGATATCGACGAAGACCAGATTGTGGTGCTCGGTGGCGTGGACGCGAAAAAGTGCAGCGTGGGCGTGGCCATGAAAGGCGTGGCCGACGGCAGCACGGTGGAGGGCGCCATCGCCGTTTCCGGCGTGTTCCAGTTCCCCAAGGTATCGGCCGCCGTCATCACCGCCGGCCAGTCCGTGAACTGGGACAGTTCTGCCGGCGCGGTGGACGACAACGCCCACACCACCGCTGCGGGTGATGTTGGCGAATTTGGAAAAGCGATGGCCGATGGTGCTAACGGCGAAACCACCATCCTGGTGGAAATCTCCGAGCCAGGCACCTACGACGCGGCCTAAGCATGATCGACCCAGCGACCCTGCCGAGTAGCGAGCGCACCCGCTGCGAGGTCTGGTCGCGGGTGATGGGCTACCACCGCCCTGTTGCCAGCTGGAACGCCGGCAAGCAGGGCGAATACCGCGA